CACTGAGCTAGACACTCTTTCCATACACGACGCTCTTACGATCTTTTATTTTTATTGGTATTTGCATAATCCAATAAATCGCAAACAAAGACACCAAAAATGTTTGAAGATAGTCCAGTTGCTCCCACGCGTTGGAGCCAGATTTCGTTCTGGCTTGTGTAAGCAGCTGAACTTGCAGATGATCCATTACCCAAAAGTAAGTGACTTGTATAATTTGCGCCTGAATCTGAATTAAATCTTAGTTTTAGATAATCGCCATCTGTTCCGCCTGAGTGATTAGTTCTTACTGTTCCGCGAATCTGTAAGTGTTGATAAGTCGATGGAATAGAAGAAAAGGTAATAGAAGCCGTTCCACCTGCACCTACCGTAGTGGTAGCAATAGAGTCATAGGCACCGCTAGGTGCCCAGAGATGGCCAGAGATTTGTGAGGCTACTACACCTAAATTTGATGGACTCATTAGGCAAGATCGCCAATGACGTGCCAAGTATTTGCTGCAATCTTCTTCAGCGTTGCTGCTGAATACTGAACGCGCAACTTAGGTGATGCCGCAGTTCCTCCTGTCGAATAAACTGTGGTTGTTCCAGAAGTTGCCGCAGAAATTGTAACTTGACCAGCACCAATCTGAATGATATCAATTGAATCGCCAATGTTAAAGTTAGTAGTTGCATCAGTTGGGATTGAATAAGTCTGAGCAGAAGCATTTGAAGCTGTAACATACTTACCTTCATCACTTAAAATAAAAGTATAGGTTGTTCCAGTCTGAGCATTGATTGTTTGGGTAATAACAGGGTTAACAATAGCTGGAGATGTTCCAAGTACTGCTGATCCTGTACCAGTAACAGCATTAAAACCAATATACTCATAATCCCATGAAGCAGCAGTTGTGCCACTTGCAAGGATATTAGTAACTTTTACGCTTACCCCAGATGGGATAGCAACAATTGTATTAGCACCTGAAGATTGAACTGTAACTATACCTGTGCTGTTGTTTTCAATCATGTAACGAGTTCCAACAGTCATTGTGCTTGCGACAGGCATGGTTACTGTCTGAGTACTTGTACCTGTAAATAGTTGCTGGTTATTGCTTGCATTAGTAAGGGTTGTTGTTCCTGCTGCCGTAGCAGTAGTTGTGTACCCCAAAATAAAGTTATCAATAATTGGTAAAGAAATAGTTTTGTTTGTAAGAGTTTGTGTATCAGTTGTTCCTACAAGAGCGCCAGTTAAACCATGGATGCCTGTTGTTCCAGCAGTTGAGTTAACGTGGGAGTTTGCTTCATCAAAGTCAATAGCAGTTGGAACTGGATAGATGATTGCGCCAGCAAGGTGAGAGGCAGCAGTTGTGTTGTCGTATCCGCGAGTAGTAAGAGTTACTACTGTGCCAGTACGAGAAGTGGCAAGAATCTTTTCTTCGCCAGCAAGACCTGGATCAATAACTAATGAATGTGAGCCAGTAGGCCAGTTAGTTGAATCAGCAATAGTAAGGCTTGTTGCGCTGTTAGTAATACCCGAAACAAGCGTCGTTGGAGTAGCTGCGCCTTTATATTCACGTCTTGCCATATTAACCTACTATCTCTCTTAGTTGGGCGTAAAAAATACCCCGTGGGTTTCCTTGAACATCTATTGCCTCAGGAAGCCATTGATAATCATACATGACTACCTGAGAAACCGATTCGGATACCTGTAAGGTAACAACATTTTGGTTCTTGTGAAGATTAATTAAATACTGGACTTCAGCATAGACATCCAATGCCCAATCTCTATCCCCAGCGTTAACCATTGGGTGCAAGATAATTGGAACATCCCATTGGGAGCTGCGTACTGGGGCTGGGTATGAACGAAGGGTGTAGCGTGAAAGGACTGGGCTAACTCCACCTGCTGAAGTTAGGGTTAAAATAACCTGAAAGTTTTCTCCGCTTAATTGTCCGCATGGGAAAGCGTGGGTTGGAGACACGCTATTGGCGGTAGAAGAAACTCCAATTGTATTGTTGGAGTTGGTATCTAAATCTACATCTGATTGGTCAGCCACAATTCCAGCAGTGATAGAGCCAACCAAAGGTTCATGCTTAATGTCTAAGAACATAGCAATTTTGGGGTCAGAAATTCCATAGGAAATGACGCCAGTATTAATATAACCATCTGCCACTGCGCTCGTAGATTCGATATAAAGGCCAAGACCATCTACAGTAAATATGCGTTTCGTGCCAAAAGTGGCAACAGAACGTACAGTTCCAGTAACCGAAGTAGCACTACCTGTAGGGCGAACCATTATGTCAGAGGCATAGGCAGGGGTTAAGGTTGAAGTAAAGGTGGTTAAATCCATACGACCTAAGCCTGTGTACTCATCAAAGTTAGACCAGCCAAACCATACAAATCGGTCTTGACCTTCAAAACAATAAACAGGGTTATTAGAAGCACTGTCATAGTTACGGGTGGAAGTTAATGAACCAATGGTTAAAGAGCCATCAGAATTAACAGAACAGAAACGATAGCCTAAATCTGTACCAATAAGAATGAAGCCAAGGTATGAACCAAGAGATCGAACAATCTCGCCATCAGGTAATTCACCAGCAACAATAGGCACATCAAGGGCAGTTCCATCAGCTTTAATTGCTGTGCGGTAAATAAGAGATTTATCTCCAGAATAACCAGCAGCATAAATCTGTGACTGTCCACCGACAATATCTACCCAAGTAAAACTACGGGCGGAAAGATCAAGCAAAGCAGTAGGCAAGGCACCTGAAGTAGTTACATTGTAAAGTTTGCCCCCACCAGCAGCCATAAGGCGAGACTTGGTAAAGCGAACTAAGTTAACAGTTCCAGTTGCATAAGAACTTACAGATGCTCCACCAGCAGTTCCAGAATAAATACCGTTAGTGTTATTAGCCGTGTAAACAGTATTGCCGTCTGTGTCCATAGATAAAGGTGAGCCAGTCATCCCAGTTACCGAAGTCCATGAACTTAAAGCACCAGATGAGAATTTAAGTGCAGTTCCATCAATCATATAAACATAAGTTCCAGCAACCATACAAGCAAGGCCAGTATTACTTGTAGAAAGTACGTTAGTCGTATCGTTAAGAAGTTTTAACTGCCAAGGAGTCCAAGGGTCTATTCCATTACTAAAACTATATCTGCGCAACTCGCTATTAGAACGGTCTAAGTGGACTTGACCTGCACCAAAGTGCCATGAGTCTTGTGATCTGCGCCAAAATTGTTCTGGAGAAATTGATTGCTCACCAGGAGTATTAGAATTATCTGCCTGAGTTCTAAGTAATGGTAGGGATGTTTCCTTAAACCTTGCTCCCCAGACACCAATAGATGATGGGTCCCATTGAATTTGGTAAGGATGCCCACCAATTGAAATTGGAAATGGGTATGGAACTAAAGCACTAGAACTTGTACCAGCAAAGAACGCTGGCGTTGGGTTGTAGTAATGACTCTTATACGAAACAATTTCGTTAGCCACTGTTACCCCTTGAGATTTGGATAGAGTGCGTCTAGTCGGGCAGATTCAGCAGTAATGCGTTGCTGGCGAAGCATCTGCAAGTTACGAGATGATTGCATGATTGCTCCAGGTGGTACTTCACTAGCGCGACGTGTATCGCCTTGTGACTCTGTAAAGTTACGTTTGATTTCACGACCAGCCATAAGACGGATTGCAGCTCCAATTGGAGGAAGGTCATAAGCGCTTGCAAGCAAACCAGTTGAAGAAACATTAGCTACTGCTGTTGTAGGCATTGAGAAATACTTACGGTAAACAACGCGAATGTTGTAACCAGGATAGGCAGGTTCAAATAATTGTAATGACATTCCTGATGGGAACTGAGTAGTAATCGCATTACGGTTCAAACGCCATCCAGCAGAGTTAATTCGTGGGTTATCCATTTGAGGTCCAGGAGTTAAATACTTAACTTCATAAATTGACATCATATCTTGTGCAACTGAAGTTAAATCATAACCATTAACAATTGCATTAAAAGTAAGGTCAATAGTTCCAATTCCAAACAAGCCAGATGAAGGAGAGGAAAGGTCAGCAAGGTCAGCATTAAGCATCTTCCAAATTTCATCATCAGTAAATCGTGGAGAAACTCGAACAAGAGTTCCCGCTGCTGCGCTCGCATCTACTGATCCATCGTCTCCACCTGTAACTGTTGCAGTCTGACCGCTAACTGCCCAAACATAAAAAGTATTAGTGCCGATAGAAAGGCGAGCGCCTGGGCGAATACCATCGGTAGCATAAGAAAAAGTAAGTGTTGTTCCGCCAGCAGTGTATCCAAGAGCAAGTTTGTTTCGGTTTTCAACAAAACCGTTCATTAAATAAGAACGAGTTGTATTGATCCAGTCATTGCCTGTTGTCATAATTTCACCGCTGTCGTATTAGGGTTGTAAACGCTTTGACCAGTAATGGCTTCAATGGCGTTGACTGTGGATTCAATCTTCTTTGCTTGCCCTGGCATTACCTTGCCAGATTCAACCTCAAAGCGAGTTTCAGCTTTGGCTGCTAACTCTGCTGAGCCATCAATACGGGGCGGTTGTAGCCCTTGTGCGCGTAGTTCTTTGTATGCTGGCATATCTTTGTTCCAGCGCTTCTCTCGCGCCTCTGTAGCGGCAGCAGCAGGGCTTCTTGTGGGCATCCCTGATGAGCCGAAAGAAATTGTAGAAACCTTACAAACAAAACAACCTTCTGTGTATTCGGTATGTTCTGCGTGGTTCATTGGCTCCCCTTGTTCAATAGGCAATGTTATCACCATAGCCAGCAGCCGTAAGGGTTACTGCTTCATCTGAAGTAATCGTATAAGAGTGACCACCATAATAAACTTTTTTAACTCCTGGCATTGTTGCAGTTGCATCCCATACAGGAGGTTGCTGCTCGGAGATAACTCCATTGGTATAAATCCATACATTGGCACCTCTAGGAATCGAAGGTTTGAAATAACCAAATGGGCGTTGCTGGTGTTTTGGGGTTGCTGGGGAAATAGTAGGAACAAACACCCGTGAAGGTGGAGTAAATGTTGGCATTTCAATCCTAACTATAAAGGGTAAAGCGGGGGAGAGGCTAGAAAGGTATAAGAGCCTCTCCCCCTAACTCTAATTACTGAGCGATTGAAGAACCTGACTCAATACGATATAGAGCAGCCTGACGCAATACGCCGTAACCGACGAAGTGCTTCCAGCCAACACCAGTGAAACGACGCAATGTGTCAATAACTGGTACATCTACGATCTGAGCTTGCTCGCCGTATCCGCCACCAGTTGAGAATGCCTTGGCTAGTGCCTGGCGACCCATTACGAGTGTTCCATAAACGTCAACTGAGTTAACAGCAAGTGACAATGAAGTACCCGCTGCTACTGCTGAAAGACCAGCAACAGAAACTGTAAGAGTTGTTGTTGTTGGAACTGTTGCAACTGTGAACTGAGCATTGAAGCCAAGCTGTGAAGCTGAGGATGTACCTGAAGTTGATGTAGCACCTGAGATTGTCAAAGTGTCACCAACTGCAAGACCATGAGCAGCAGAAGTTGTAATTGTTGCTACTGAAGAAGCAACAGCAATTGTTGAGATTGTGTATGAGTTTAATCCGCCATCAGCAAAAAATGGTGCGCGTGGTGTTTCCATGAACTGTACGCCCTGGAAGTTACCGATTACGCCATTGTAGATACCTGATGGATCAGAGTAAACGTGTGGGTCTGACCAGTTTGTTCCACCAGTCGCGCCACGGAAATCGTATGAAGCATCTGGGTGGATTAGACCCTTGTACATACCATTGAATGTTGCTACGTTGTTCTTACGTAGGTTAGCAACTGCCTTGCGGACGTCGTTACCTGTAAGTGTGTTTGTCTTTGCAAGTCCAGCGCGTGTTGTGCCAGATGTGTATGCAACGTTTGTTCCAGCGCCAGCAGCAGTACGAGCGATAGCATCTGTTGAGATACCAGCGTTCCAACCTACTACGTTAGCTGCAATTGGGTTAACTTCTAGGAATGCTGTAGCACCCAACTTTGAAGTCAATTGAACTGCGTTACCGTATTCAAGTGGTGTAACAGTTACATAAGAATCTGACATTGCTACTGGAGTAACGTCTGAAGTTTCTGTAAGTGCTGTTGATGCTTCTGCCAAATCTGAAGCAATTGTGAATGTTACTGATGTACCGCGTGATGTTGCATTAGTCGCTTGGATTTCTACGAGTGAATCGTAGTAAAGCTCTGGACGGAGTGCGTAGTAAGCAAGTTGCTCATACGCAGCCTTCGAGATGTCAAGCGAACTGACCTGTGTTAATGCCATGTCTTAGTTCTCTTTTCGCTAAAGGGTTTAGACGAGTGAAACCCACCCGCCAGGTTGTTCATTTGAGATACCGACTCCATTAGCTTGAAGAATCTTATAGATGTCTTCTGGTGTGTTATTAGGGTTTCTAATCTCGTCAATAACGCTGGTTGGGACGCTTCCGCCTGAACCAGTAGAGGCTTGTGAGACACGATCAATTGCCGCTAAATCATTAGCGACTTCAACAGTCTGTGATGTAGCGATGAGGCCATATTCACCTGCTGCTGCTTTGATTGCTTCCACAGTAATTTCTCCATCGTATGCTTTGACAAAAAGTTTGCCTGTAGGTGAATCCAAATCAATTCCTGCTTTCATTAAAGCAAGTTCGCGTTTGGCTGTTTGGGCTTCGAGTTTAGCTTCATCAGCTTCCTTCTTAGCGCGCTTGCCTTCTTTCGCATCTTGTTCTAATTTCCGCACAAACTGGCGAGAATTTCTATCAGGCTCACCCGATTCTGCATCAGTTGAGTCTAAAATTTCTTCGTCGTCGTAGTCGTAATCTGCCATTTTATTTCTCCAAATTCCGTTTCGCGTACCTACCTTGGAGGGTGGCACGGCGGGGCTAGTAGTGCATTAACGGGTCGTAACCCAAAGCCGACACCGCATAGCCAAACGCGGGGCAACTCCCATCGTGATGTCTAAGCCATTTCACACGGTATGGCAACACTACGGACCCAAAGGTCAACGCTCGCGGACAACAAAATCATAGACATACCAAAGGTGTTTGTCTAGTTAAACTGCTGGTGCGGTACCTAATCCAGTCACGCCACCTTGCGTTGCAGCAAACTGTCCACCTTGGGCGTACTCGGCAAGTTTGCTTTGCTTAGCCTTCTGAAGTTTTGTAATTGCTTCAGGATTAGTTGCAAATTGAGCATTGATGAGGTCTTGGGTGGTAACTGTTTCAGCAGGATTAGCGCCAGGAAGTGCTTGACTATATTGACCCATTTGAGCAACATTAGTAAAGCCTTGTTGTGCTTGGGCTTGCGTAACTCCAGCATTGGCAAGAGACATTGATTCGGCTTGAGTAATATCTGAAGCTGCAATACCTGCTGCAAATGCTGCTCCACCAATTTTAACGGCTTCTGCTTGCTTTTGAATAATAGGCAAAGCTAATGTTGGGTCTGCTGCCCAAGCCATCATGTGACCATCATCTAAACCAAATACATCTTTAGCATACTTTTTTACGTTTGGATCGAGAGACATCACAGTGTCTTGAATAGCAATAAGTCTTTTTTGAAGATCAACTATATTGACATGGTTAGTCATAAGACTTCCAAGATATTCAGGGGTATCA